GTTCCCTGTTAAACCTTCGCGGCGTGCATCCCGATCTGGTGCGCGTTGTTAAACACGCTATCGGCATCTCCGACATAGACTTCACCGTCATCGAAGGGCTGCGCTCACCAGCACGCCAGAAGGAACTCTTTGCCAAAGGCGCTACCAAGACCATGCGCTCACGCCACATTCACGGCTTTGCGGTAGACATCGCGCCGTATGTAGGCGGCGGTATCCGTTGGGACTGGCCGCTGTTCGATCATATTGAGACTGCTATGAAGAAAGCCGCCAAGCTAGAAAATGTTCCACTAACTTGGGGCGGCGACTGGAAATCTTTTAAGGACGGCCCACACTGGGAACTCCCTCACGCTAACCATCCGGACCCCAAATAATGTTGAAACAAATAGAGACTGCATTACTTGAGCGTGTCCGTATTTGGTGGCGTCCATTCACCTGCATCGGTATCGCTGCGGGTGTTATTGTAAACGCAGTAGTCTTGCCAATCATGAGCAGTGAGCCGATCTCACTTACAGACTTGGCGGCTACGATTGCAGCGTGTTCTACTATATTTGCGGTGAGGGAATGGGGCAAAATAAATGGGGCCGTTTAATCCAGTCATGGGTTATGTGGCGGCAGGCGCTCTTGTTATTGGCCTTGCCACCGGGTGGACGGTCAGAGACTGGCGGTGTGACGCGGCGTATTCCAAGGCTTTGGAAAAGGCAGAGAAGCAACGCCAAGAAATGCAAGGAAAGATAGATGAGGTTTCTACGCTTTACCAAACCCAACGAGATCAAGCCGATGTCGTGGTCGCCGGAGAAAGAGAAACAATACGGGAGATATACAAAACTCTCCCTGCTGTTCCTGCTGATTGTGCTCCTGACTATCGGGTTATCGGGCTGCTCGAAGGCGGTATCAATCGTGCCAATGCCGCTGCCTCCGGCGAACCTAGCGAGTAATTGTCCAGTACTTCCCGCCCCGCCGTCAATCCTAACCGACCCTGATCGTGCAACTTGGGAAGTTGATCTTATAGCTAAATACGGCGATTGTGCGTTGAAACATCGCTTGACGGTAGAAGCATGGGAAGAGGCTGTAAAAACTTCTAAAAAGTGATATAAGGGCGCAGCGCCTCAACACGGACAACAGCATGACCCTGATACCCATTTCTATACCACCTGGCGTATATCGCAGCGGAACTGAACTTCAGTCAACAGGACGTTGGTATGATGTTAATCTTGTGCGCTGGACAGAAGGCGCAATGGAACCTGTCGGGGGCTGGGAAGTTCGCCCTATTTCTGTCTTAACCGGCAAGGCCCGCTCTCTTCTTACATGGAAAACAAACGGCAGCGTCCGCTTGATGGCGGCGGGAACGTCGTCAAAACTATACGCTGTTACCCAATCAAATGTTCTGGTAGACATTACGCCTGTTAGTTTTACTGCGGGGTCTGACGATGCTTCTACGGGCGCTGGTTACGGGATTGGCACTTATGGCGGTGGCTTTTACGGCACACCTCGTCCTGACAGTGGTTCTGTAACCGCAGCAACAACGTGGAGCCTCGACACTTGGGGCGAATATCTCGTCGGCTGCTCGACATCTGACGGCAAGCTGTATGAGTGGCAGCTTGATTATACAACGCCAACAAAAGCCGCTGTCATTACAAACGCGCCGACAAATTGCATCGGCCTTCTTGTAACCGCCGAACGCGCCCTGTTTGCGCTTGGCGCTTCCGGCGATGGCCGTAAGGTTGCGTGGTCCGATCTCGAAAACAATACCATCTGGACGCCATCCTCTACCAATTTGGCTGGCAGCATCATCTTGCAAACGTCTGGGCGGATTATCACCGCCAAGCGCGTTCGCGGCCAGAACCTTATTATAACGGACATTGATGCACACACGCTTACCTATGTTGGCCAGCCGTTTGTGTACCAAGCGGAAATCGCTGGTCGTGCTTGTGGCGCTGCATCCGCAAACTGCGTTGCCGTTCTTGATAACATGGCCGTCTGGATGGGGCAGAAAGGCTTTCACGTCTATGATGGTTATGTAAAGCCACTGCCGTGTGAAGTTTACGATTACGTTTTCAACAACATCAATATCAACCAAATCTCCAAGGTATATGCGGTTAACAACTCGCAGTATAACGAGGTTTGGTGGTTCTATCCCTCGGCTGGGTCGAACGAAAACGATAGCTACGTTTCTTGGGATTATGTTGAAAATCATTGGACCATCGGGACGCTTGCTCGAACCGCTGGTACGGACCGCAGCGTGTTCCGTAACCCGATTATGATCGGAACGGATAATTACATCTACGACCATGAAGTTGGTTTGAACTACAGCGGGGCGTTACCCTACGCCGAGACTGGTCCGTTCCAGATTGGAAACGGCGACCAGATTTTGTATATTAATGAGATGATCCCTGACGAACGCAATCAGGGTAGCGTCTCCGCCACGTTTAAAACACGGTATTACCCGACAAGTGCAGAGACATCTTACGGCCCGTATAGTTTGACACAGCCGACATCGGTCCGCTTTAACGGACGCCAGATCAAGATGCGCGTAACGACAACCACGCCGAGCGATTGGCGCGTAGGGACGCAGCGACTGAATGCTATTCCGGGTGGGCGTCGATGAGTTTAAGACTTCCCCCACCCCCAGGCGTATACGATGCGAACTATGAGTCGCAACGCAACCGCCTCATAGAACTTTTCTCGAATAATGTTTATGAGAAAGGTCTGGACGTTGGCATCTACGCCCCCGCTAAATTGATCTACGAAGAATATTATGGTGAGTTCACCAAGACCAACAGCCAAATTCCGGCTGCTGCAAATACGGCTTACGCTCTGACACTCACCAATACCGAAATATCGCAGGGCGTATCTATCGGAAGCCCAGCATCGCGTGTTGTAATAGCGAATGCTGGGGTTTACAGTTTTTTGGTTTCGGTGCAGATCACTTCCACAAACTCATCGCAAAAAGCAATTTGGGTTTGGCTCCGCAAGAACGGGACGGACGTTCCAAACTCAGCGAAAATTGCGTCTATCAGCCTTAACAATGGCTATCTGGAGATGGTAGTCGAGGATATTATTTCTGCTGCTGCGAATGACTATTTTGAAATCATGTTTGCAGCAGATAATGTTAACATCTCTGTTAGTTCAGTCGCCGCTACTGGGTTCGCCCCTGCCGCGCCTGCCGTTTCTCTTTCTGTAATTGAAATCGATCAACTGTAATGGGCTGTCAATTGTTTTATTTTTGTGTTAATAACGAAGGATTAGGCGGCCAATCCGCACGGAGATTATAATGGCGGTAACTACTACGCAAACTCAGGCGCTCAATCCTTTTATTCGGGATATTCTGGCGCGTAACTATGGAGCCGCACAGCAGGTTGCGTCCATTCCGTATCAGGCATATGGCGGTCCGCGCATTGCGCAGTTCCGACCCGCTGAAGAGCAGGCGTTCGGTGTTGCCACCCGCGCAGCCACCGAGCAAGTTGGTATGCCGCAACTTCAGCAAGCCACACAGGTTGCTCAGCGCGCAGCAGGTTACACGCCGCAGCAGTTTCAGCAAGATGTCTCCGGCTTCATGTCGCCGTTCCAGACCAACGTCATCGACGCCACGATGGCCCGCTTGGCACAGAACCGCGCTGAACGTGACGCAGCAACGCGGGCGCAGCTTGCCGCATCAAAGGCATTTGGTAACGAACGCCGTGGTGTTTACGAAGCGCAGCTTGCAGGCGAAGAAGATTTGAATACAGCCCAGACGCTGGCGAACTTGTATAATCAGGGATACACGCAAGCCGCTGGGCTTGCACAAGGTCTGCCAGGTCAGCAGCTTGCGGGTGCATCTGCTCTTGCAGGCTACGGCCAACAGGCGCTTGGCAATCAGCAGGCATACGCTGCAATGCTTCAGGGTACAGGCCAAGCACAGCGCGGCATGGCTCAGCAGAACCTCGACCTTGCCTACAATGATTTCCTTGAACAGCGTGGCTTCCCGCAGCAGCAGCTTCAGACGTTGCTCATGGGTTCGCAGGGTCTTCCGTCTCCCGTTACGCAAACGACAACTGCACCAGGCCAGTCAACACTCGGCCAAGTTGGGACGGCTGCGTCCTCGATTGGCGCTCTTCTCGATCTCTTTGCAAAGGGTAAGTAGATGGCTCTGCGAGATTTGATAGGCTTAAACATTCCGGGTTTTACTCCAACCGCTAGTGACATCGCACGTTTGACCACTCCGGGTGCTATGCCTACTGCGATACAGCCTATGCTCGCTACAGTGCAGCCTACGCTTTCGCCAACGGCAAAGTATATCCAAGATATGCAGGCTCTTATGCGCGGTGGTATTGGCCCGCTATCAACTGGCCAGAAAATATCTGCGGTTGGTCAAGTACTTCAGGCCGCAGGTAGCCGTGGCGCGATAGACCCAGGTGCTGTTCTCCAAAATGTCCGCAAGCAGCAGATGGATAAGCTGAACGCACAATTTCAGATTGCGCAGTTGCAGAAGAAAACGCTGGAGGAAGAAGATTTTATTAAGACGCTAACCCCTAGCGAGCGCAATATGTTTGCCATTCTCGATGAAACGGGTCGGCGGCAGTATATGCTGGCGCGCCAGCAAGGCCGCGAACTGACTGACGCTGAGAAGAAAATCCAAGCAGCCGGTATCCCACTAGGATCGCCAGAAGCCCAGAGAATTCTTGCGGATGTAGCGGTTAAGGAAGGTATTATCACAGTAACCGGCCCGGCTGGGACAACGTACATACGGGCGTCTGATCTTGGCGGTGCTGGGCCACGCCCAGCCGCACAGACTATCCCGAAAGAAGCTATTGATGATCTTCGCTCCGGTGTAGGGACTGTAGAACAGTTTGAAAGCATCTTTGGCAAGGGCACAGCGGCGCAATATCTAGGAGGTGGTAGTGGCAACACTACCGGCGGATTTCGCGGACGGTAAGGCTGTAGTCAAAGAACTTTTCCCCAACGCCCGTATTACTTCAGGCTATCGCGGCCCAAGCCATCCGCTATCAAAGGCCAATCCGCGTTCGTATCACGCCACTAGCCGTGGCGCGGTTGACATTGCGCCAATTCCAGGCGTGACGTTCGACCAATACGTCAATTCTATTCGCCAAGCCGGATACAATATTGTAGAAGCTAGGGACGAAGTTCGTAATCCGTCTAAATACGCCACTGGGCCTCATTGGCATCTTGTAATCGGGAAATAACATGGCTGCACCTAATCCATATGCTAAATATGCTCCTTCAGCGCCTTCTGGCGGTGGCACTTTTATAGCAGGCCCTGGCGCGGCTGAAGAAGCTGCGCGTAAGGCGGAGGATGCCCAGCGCCAGCGCGACGCTGCGGCCCGTGAAGCACGGCGTGAAGGGCGCGATGTCGCGGCCTCAGGCCGCGACGCTATCACAACCTATCGTACCGAGTTTTTGGGCAATGATGAAGTCAAGGATTTCCGGAGGATAGCCAACGCCACCCGCCAGATCGTTGGGCTTATGCAGGGTGAAGGCTCGCCGCTGGATAATGTCGCGGGCGTCTTCTCCTTCATGAAAGCACTTGATCCAAATTCGGCGGTTCTCCAAGGCGAACAAGCCACCGTGCAAAATGCGGCTAGTGTTCCTGCAAATGTTCGTAACTTCTATAACCGTCTCGCCACTGGCCGAAACCTATCGCCCGAACAGCGCGCCGACATGAGGGACACTGCACTCAACATTTACGGTTCGCGGGTGCCGTCATACAACACATTCGCTGAAACCTATCGCGGTCTTGTGGTGGAGGCAGGTGGCGATCCAGACAAGCAGGGTATTACTCTTGCGCCGTCGTTGGCTCCGACCCGCATTGCGGTAACGGAAGCAGGGGCTGCTCCAGGTCGCCTTGCTCCCGCTACGGCTGGTGAAGCACAGTTTACAGCAGAAGATCGTCAATTGCAGAGCCAACTTCAGGCTGCGTATAATGCGGGCATTGCGGGCAATAAGTCTACGGACGACATTCTTGCTGATTTGGCTGGGATTGCCCAAGGCTATAACCGCCAGATTGACCCCACTCAAATTGATGCTCTTCGTACCGCCGCTGAAAAGCGCGGTCCCTTGCAGTTTGTTGCAAACCCAACTGGTGAAACGGGTGCGCTACAGGGTCTGCTTGGCGAACTGCTGAAGACCGAACCCGGCCAAATGGCTGCTGGTTACTTTGGCGGTGCGGCTAACGCTCTTACCGCAGGCTACGGCATGGCCCCAGAAACCAAAGAGTATCTGCGCGAAACCGCTCCCGTTTCGTCGTTTGTTGGCGAACTTACTGGCGGTGCGATGGCGACAATTCCCGCCATTCGTGGTGCGCAGGGTATCCTCGCTGGCACTCGACTCGCCGGAGCCGCGCCGCTTCTTGCCGAAGGCTTATACGGTGCGCTGTACGGTAGCGGAGAAGCTGGCGAGGGTAATCGTCTTAAAGGTGCGGGTATTGGTGGTCTTACCGCGTTAGGGGCGGGGGCGCTTGCCAATCGCTTCCTGCCGGGTGGCGCAGGTACATTCACTGGCGCGCCTCGCACAAACGTCCCATCCACCGGTCGTTTTTCGGGTCAGCAAATCTCTCCCGAACAGATCATCGCCGCTGGTCGTCAAGCCGACATCCCAGTCATGACTAGTGACGTTATGCCACCTACGACCCGCTTAGCGAAGTTTACGCAGTCGGCGGGTGAGGTTATGCCGCTTGGCACGGCTGGTGTGCGTCGCGATCAGCAAGTCGCTCGGCAAAACGCCGTCGAAAATCTTTTGTCGGACTACGGTGTTATCGCAGACAGCAACTTCGCCGCCCAAGTTGTAAGCAATTTGAACGAGAGCCGTGCGGCCACATTGGGCCGGTACACTGATATGAAACAGAACGTAATCCAGCAGTTTGCTGGCCGTGGCGATGTTCCCGCAACGAAATCGGTTTCCGCTATTGACGGCTTGCTGAGCGATTTGCGTGCGGAGAACCTTCCACAGCAACTTGGCGCGCTAACCCGCCAGCTTGAAGATGTCCGCAAGAGTCTTACTGGACCGGGCGATCTTGCTAAGATTGAAGCCAACCGCAAAACGCTGTTTAACTTAAAGAGCGACCCTAATCTTGCGTCAATCCCCGATAAGTCTGAAAAAGCATTCCAGAAAGTCTATACTGCGCTCAATGAAGATATGGGAGACTATATCAAGGCCAATGGTACAGCCAATGACTTCAATCTCTGGAAGGTAGCAAACACAAAGTTGGCGCGCACGGCGGATGAACTGCGTGTTGGCGGGTTGAAGACCGTGCTGAATAAGGGTGAGTTTGATCCAACTCTCGTCACCAAGATGTTGACAGGAACCAAACCCGCAGATGTCCGCACGCTGTTCACAAGTCTCAACAAAGATGGCCGTGAAAGCGCCCGCCTTCTGCTTATTCAAGAAGCTGCAAAGCGCGCTATGTCCAAAGGGGCTACCGACGTTGACCCGAATAAGTTTTCTCGTGAAGTGATGAACCTATCGGACAACTTTTCGCAGTTCTTTGGTGCTTCCGATATGCGCCGCGTTAAGGGTCTGGCCGAAGTTCTTCGCGCTACCAGCCGCGCTCAATCCGCCCAGTTCCTTCCCGAAACTGGCGCGCAGCTTGTGCCGCTTGCCACACTGGGCGGTTTTGGCGGTTTAGGCACAATGCTTGGTTCGATGTTGGGTCTGAGCGGAGGGGTATCGGCGGGGATAGGCTTAGCGACATCAGCCGCATTTGGCGCTGCCAAGCAGTTTTATGAAAGCAAGCCCGCACGCGATCTGCTGCTTCGTATCAGCCAAGCGTCTGGCAACAAGAAGGTCGAACTGATTAATCAGTTTGTTGCTGGTGCAGCGGCTACTGGTGGGGCTGCGGGTGCTACTCGAATGAGCGAAGGTGAGTAATGGCTAAGAAGAGTGGTGTAAAAGACATGTCGTGGCGACCACAGCCAAAGTCAAAGCGTCGCCACAAACCTGACGGGCTTCGCCATCGTAAGTCTTTGGGGCCACGCAGTAACTTGCGAACTAGCTTCTAATACTGTACACAATGCCCATGAAGTTCATGGGTATTGATCCAGGCGCGTTTGGCGCTGTCGCTATTCTGGATAAGGATAGTCGAGAACTTGTCGTCATCGACATGCCTACTCTTAAAGTCAAACGTGGACCGCGTGTCGTCAATCAGGTTGACGCGCACATGCTGGCCGATAGCCTGCGGCCACATGTAACCGGCGAGATCAAAGCCCTTATCGAGAAGGTTCACGCCATGCCAGGGCAAGGTGTGTCCTCGATGTTCAGCTTTGGCCGTGCCGCTGGTATCGTCGAAGGTGTCCTTGCTGGCCTGTCTGTACCTTTTGAGTTGATACCGCCTGCAACTTGGATTAAGTCTATGCGCACGTTCGGAGGGAAGGACGGCAGTCGGCAGCGGGCACAAGAGTTGTTCCCCGATTACGCTCATCTCTTTGCACGCAAGAAGGACGACGGACGGGCAGAGGCGGCGCTTCTTGCTTGTTACGCCGGAGAGAGAGAAAAAGATGCAACACCTGTTCGAGTTCCAAAAAGTCGGCGCAGACTTTCTTTGTAAGAACCCCGCCGCATTTCTTGCGGATGAGCAGGGCCTTGGCAAAACACTTCAAGTTATAGCGGCGTGTGACACACTCGGCCTGACAAAGATCGTTGTCGTTTGCCCCGCCATCGCCAAGATTAACTGGCGTCGTGAGTTCGACAAGTGGGGTACAGTCGAGCGCGAAGTTAAGGTGTTCAGCTACGATAAGATCACGCAATCGAAGGAGGTTCGCAATGAAATCGCAAAGTTTGAACCAGAAGTCCTCGTCATTGACGAAGCGCATTATCTCAAGAATAGGACTGCTAAGCGCACAAAGTATCTATATGGTCAGTACTGTCGCGGCGATGGGCTTGTTCGTTTCGCTGATCGTGTTTGGCTTCTTAGTGGTACTCCCATTCCTAATAACGTCAGCGATTTTTGGACGCATCTCAAGGCAATTTGGAAGTACCCTCTAAACTTCACCGAGTTTACGACCTATTTCTGCAAGACATGGAGCGGGCAGTTCGGTCTGCAAATCCTTGGCAACAAGACCGAACGCATGGATGAATTTAAGACCGTGCTGAAGGCAATCATGCTGCGCCGTAAAGGCGAGGTGGTGCTGAAAGATTTACCTCCAATATGGTGGCAAGATGTGCCAGTCGAGATTGCTAATTGGAGCGACCGCAAACACATCGACGACCCACGCCAAGCTGAAGCGGTTGATATGATCCTCGCGCATTCGCTTACGAACCAAGACTTGTCTTCCGAGATTGAGAGCCTTGCCCCTCACATCGCGTCACTGCGTCGCTTAACTGGTACGGCCAAGGCAGCGCCCATCGCCACACAGATAGCTGGCGAGTTGGCTGATGATGCCTACGACAAGATCGTGATCTTCGCCTATCACACCGACGCAATCCAGACGCTGTACGATAAGCTGAAAGACTTTAATCCGGTGGTAGTTGCAGGCGGTATGGCGACAGCCGACCGTCAAGCGGCGATTGATAACTTCCAGGATGATCCGAAGGTGCGGGTATTCATCGGCCAGATCACGGCCTGTTCAACCGCAATCACATTGACGGCTGCGAATCAGGTGGCGTTTGTGGAGATGGATTGGGTTCCGGCAGTGAACGCGCAGGCGGCTAAGCGTTGCCACCGTATCGGCCAGACAAAGCCGGTCATCGTGCGGACGTTTGGCCTTGTCAATTCTGTCGATGAGATTGTGGCTAAGACCTTAGCCAAGAAAGCCCAGATGATTTCTGAGGCGTTAGATTAAGAAGGGCCGAGGTGACTTCCAACTCCTCGGCCCTTCCCTTCACTTAGAGCAAATCGTCAAGGTCCGAGATGTCTGCGGACGGACGCTCCGTTGCAGTGAACTCATCCGAAGCTGACAGTCGGCCATCCATACGGGGGCCGTCGCCAACCTTCTGAAGATTACCCAGTGAAAACGCAACGCCGTTGTTGCCGTTGACGCTGTACGCATAGGCGCGCAGCGAGGCACGGACCTTGGCCCCTGGATAAATATCCTTGGGGTCCGTGATCGGAGCAGGCTTGCCGTTCTCGCCAGCAAACTTGCTGACTACACCAGGGGCCTGCTTGGATTTGACATTCATGAAGACCGACCCTTCAGGGTAGCCCTTCTCTTCGCCATCGTTACGGAAAGGCATACGGATTTTGCCGCCTTCCATTAACGATTTGGTCTTGTCTCCCCACTTTTCCTTAGCAACAGACGCCGCAACCGCTTTCAGTTCGGACATGTCAGTCCCGTCAGGGAATACAAGGCAGCACGAATAGACTGGCTCACTTGCACCCGGCGGTATCTGTGGTTCGAACACATGCGGATAAGAGATGATTGCTTCAGGTGTAATAACTTTTGACATCGGTGTTTCCTTATTCAACGGTGAATTCGTCTGCTGCCAACAAGGCAACAGCCGGACGGTTATCTGTATCAGCGACCATAGATGTGCCGGATGATACAGCTATTACGAGCGATGTCGGCAAGTTCTTCTTGCCCACAAGGCGCTCGATCTGCGGTGGCGACTTCAACTTCTTTTCGTAGATGTCGTCGTCATCTAGACCTTCTTCTGTGGCCCAAGCCACAACTTCTTCCTCAACACGCCAGCGGCGGGTTGGTCGTTTCTCAACCAGCTTGTAGCCGGGAAGTTCTGCGCCAGCGTCAAGTATGTTGTTGGCGTGGCGGCGTAAGGACTTGATCCACTCTTCAATCAGCGGAACCCTTTGCAGGAAGTCCGCGATCTCTTGAGGGGATAGGTCATTGATGTTTCGCACTGTGCCGAACTCGTCTTGTGCGATCTCAAGGGCGTTGTTGCGCAGAGCCGAACATGTCCCCGCTGCTAAACAGAATGTGCAGTGCTTACCAGATATACGCGCTGCGTCCGGCTTCAGGGCCTCGTGCGCTGCGTCAATCAGTTCGGTTCCAAAGTCCATGATCTCGTCACGGCTGTAGCTATACTCCCGCACCGGCCCATCGTGGTGCATGGCGCGTGGCTGCACAACAACAGTAATAACCTTATTGACCGGAGCCTTCTCGCCTATCTCAAGGATAGCACCAAGCGCATAGTATTTAAGCTGCGCATTGTCCTCGACTTCAACAGCGATACCTTGGCCGTGCTTGTAGTCGATGACGTAAAGCGTCCCGCTCTCTTTTCCGTAGATGATACAGTCAGCCGTGCCAAACATTGGCATAGGTGGGTCTAGCTTATCAAGGCTAAACCTTTTTTCGTATCTACAAATATTCGGTTCGGTCGCAGCCACATCTCGGATGTAGTCGATGTAAACCTGCACCGCACGGGCCATGTTGTCGTCAACCTTGTGGCCGTTATGCTCTTCGCCAATGAAGGCGAAGGCATCTTCATGTCCATTGACTAAGCAGAACTCGCCTAGTTCATGCGCTGCCGTACCAAGTTCAGCGTATGGCGAACTCTCATTAGGGAACGGAGCCTCGGCTGTTAATGAGCCTGGGCAATTCATGCGCCGACTTGCATTCGACGCGCCAAATTTTGCGTGTGCTGTCATTTCCGATACCTCTTTCCTTCTTTGCCTTCGGCGTTGACTGGGCATCCATCCGCCCATGCCGGAATGCGGATCATTATTTCGATCATCTCTTCAAGCGAACCAAAATCATCTGGCACTTCGCAAATGATTTCATCGTGTACGGACAGGATGACGTTGTAGCCTTTAAGTTCCAACGCCATCATGGCCGTGGCCATCAGGTCGCGGGCGGTTGCTTGCACCACATTCTCCGTCAGTAGACCGCCCCAGATTATCTGGGACACCCACTGGCGCGTTACACTATTCAGCGTATCGACCTGCGCCGTGTCGCGCATTACCCCCCAAGGTGTCTCTCGCTGAATTATGCGCGGATTGTGGTACGTTAGCGACCGCCCGCTAGGTAGGGGGAGTTCGACCGACCTAACACGGCCTACTCCCTTCACCATCTCTACAAATTCGTTCTCACTATCGCGCCAATATTGCGCGATCCGGTTGTTCTTCTCTCGGTACACGGAGACAATGCGCTTTGCTTCATCCTCGTCTACGTTGATACCCATCGTGGCGCACTGCTCGGAGAAGCGTTTGCCGCCCATGCCGTAGCCGCAACCCAAGATTGCCATCTTGCCAACTTGGCGCTGTCCGTCTGTCACGTTCTCTACGTTTACGTTATAGATGGCCGATGCCATTTCTTTGTACACGTCCCCGCCCTTGCGGAACGTCTCAACCAGATCAGTCTGCCCAGCTATCCACGCCAAGACGCGGGCTTCAATGGCGGAGTAGTCGGCGAACATAAGACGGTGGCCGTCGTCGGCAATCAGCATCGAGCGCAACAGGTCAGAAGCTAGGACCGTTCCGGCCCCAAATTCCGACACATCCTCGTCCGCCTTTAGCTTGGCGATGATCTCGTCCAACTCTGCTTGCTTCTTTTGTGGGCGTGGGAAGTTCTGCGGCTGCACCAAGCGCCCAGACCAACGGCCCGTTGCCGCGCCATGATACATAAGAAGGCCGCGCATACGGTCATCGGCGTTAGCCGCGTTGACCATCGCCTCGTACTTAGCGGTGCTAGACTTGGCTCCGTCTTGGCGTAGCCGCAGCACCTGCTTGATGATGGGGTGTAGCTTCTCCATGCCCAGCATCCGCGTAACGGTCTGCTTGTCAACGGATTTAACTTTTAGGCCATAGCTACGAAGCCACGCGGTTAAGTCCATTGCGTTCGTTGCTGCTTTGACTTGGCCGTTGGTAAGGCGCTTGATCTCTGCGTCAATATTCTCTGACGCAGAGTTAGCAAGTTTGCTAACCCGTTCGATGAGGTCGAGGTCAACCTTAACGCCACGGTCGTTGATGCGCTGGTCAAGTTGATAGAGACGACGCTCACTGTCAGGCATTGCGTTCAGTGTCTCAGCTACGGACAGTTCTGTTTTAACATCTTGGATGCAATACGCTACTAGCGTATCTATTTTAGCCTTCGTGTTCCACCAAGTGTAGCTGCCGTCGGCGTTCACCTTACGGGGC